AATCAGGCACTTAAAAAGAAGATTAAAATGTTTTATGATGCGATGGGATATGGATTACCCGTAGATGAAAGATATACTTTAGAAAGATTTTTTTGATTTTGGGAAATAAAATAGATATATATATATATGTATATCAACAATTAATTAATAAATGTAATATAGGAGATACAAAATGAATAAAGCTTATTTAGATAGGTTTATAAGTAAATATTCACTTGGAGATAGTGTGAATTCGGTGGTTTTGAATGTAAATAATGAAGTTTTAACTACTGAGTTTATAACTTTGGATAAGTCTTTACTTGGAAAGGTTACTTTAGATACTTTTCAGTTTGAAGATGTGCAGTTGGGAATCTACGATACTAAACAGTTGGCTAGTTTACTAAGTGTTTTAAATGATGATATTAATTTAACAGTAGTTAAATCAGAAGATAAAGTGGTTTCGATTAAATTTGAAGACTCATATGCATCTGTAAATTATATGTTGAGTGATTTATCGGTTATTCCAGATGTACCATCAATGAAAAGTGTTCCAGAGTTTGAATTGTCGTTAAAAATAGATAGTTTGTTTATAACGAAATTTATTTCTGGTAAAAATGCATTAGCTGAATCAGAAACTTTTACAGTTTTGACAGATGCTAATACGGATAGTTGTAAATTTGTTATTAATTATTCGGCTATTAATACTAACAGGGTTAATTTACCAGTAACGGTAGATACTTTTAGTGATGTTGGCCCATTGTCCTTTAACGCGGAACTGTTTGCAAAAGTTTTACAGGCTAATAAAGAATGTGAAAGTGCAAGTATGGAAATTTCGAGTAAAGGATTGGCAAGAGCATCTTTTAAAGTAGATAATTATGATGCAGTTTATAATTTAGTTGCTAGTCAAAGTGTAGATTAATCAAATCGGTTATCAATGTATTTAGATTACTTTGATAAGTTTAAAAATATGGAGCCCTACCTTAAAATAGATAAAAAGGAATGGGCTTACATAAAAGAAACTTACGATAGACCAGATATTCAAGAAACTCTCGTAGAGATTTTGAAGGATTATGAGTTACCTACACAAGAGTTGACCAAAAAAGATGCTTACAAAGATTTTATGAAGTTAAAGGGAATACAATGGCCTGATTACTTAAAAGAATCTGAATGGTACGCAAGGTCAGAATATAAATGGCCGTTAACTAAGAAAATTATACGAAGGATAAATAGAGGAAATGACGCTAGTAATTATTTCCAACAGTATAATAGATGGTCGGTAGATGGAACTATTTCTCCAGGTCCAGTTAGGACTTGGGGAAATCCAAAGTTTATGTATACTTTGTTAGGTTCATTATTCACACTTGAGGTAGAGAAGGTAGATAGGGGAACATTAAGGTCTTGTATTGGACTTCGTAAGTATATATGTTCTCAATTCAAACCAAATGTAGCAAAATCAATTTATGATATGTTTAAGGCAGAGACCATACTTGATTTTTCTATGGGATGGGGTGATAGACTGGCTGGATTTTACGCGAGTGATTATGGGAAACATTATGTTGGTATTGACCCACGTAAAGAGAACCATTCAATATATGAAGAACAATCAAAGTTTTACAACAAACATTTAGGATTTTTCGAACAAGAGAGAAAGTCTGAATTTCATTGTTCTCCCGCTGAGGAGTTTGATTTTTCACAATATGATAATTATTTTGATTTGGTATTCACTTCACCACCATATTTTAATGTAGAGCGTTATAGTTATGATGATACACAAAGTTGGGTTAGATATAAAGATATAGATGATTGGAATACGGAGTTTTTACAGAAAACGTTGAATAATTTATGGAGAAGTATTAAAACTGGTGGATATTTATTAGTGAATATAAGTGATGTAAATGCATCGAGTAAAGGTAGGAAGGCAAAGGGTTGGCTACCTATTTGTGATCCTATGAACGACTTTTTAGATACATTTAAAGATAGTGAATATAAGGGTTGTGTTGGTTATGAAATGGCAAAAAGACCTAATTCAATAGGAGCTGGAACTGCTAAAGTAACAGAAGAAACTAATAGAAAACCAGAATATATCTTACCAGTAAAAGAAGGATTATTTGCTGAACCAATTTGGACATGGAAAAAAATATGATTATAAAAGAAGATCACGGGTTATGGGTAGAACGCTATCGGCCTTCAACAATGGAAACTTACATAGGGAACGAACATCTCAAAAGTAAGGTATCCATTTATTTAGAGAGTGGAGACTTGCCACATCTTTTACTGTACGGAAGAGCCGGCACAGGTAAGACCACTCTCGCAAAACTACTTGTAAAGAATATAGAGTGTGATTATCTTTATATTAATGCTAGTGATGAAAATAATGTAGATACAGTTAGAACTAAAGTGAAGACCTTCGCATCCACGATGGGATTTAAGGATATGAAAGTTATTATCTTAGATGAGTGTGATTACATTACACCTAACGCACAGGCAGCATTAAGAAATCTGATGGAAACATTCTCGAAACATTGTAGGTTTATTCTAACTTGTAATTATGTCGAGAGAATTATAGACCCGATACAATCTCGGTGTCAATCATTTCAGATTATTCCACCATCAAAGAAAGAAGTGGCAGTTCATTTATCAAATATATTAAAAAATGAGAATGTAATTTTTAAAGTAGATGATATAGCAACTATTATTAATGGTGGATATCCAGATATTAGAAAAGTTATAAATACATCACAACGACAAGTTGTAAAGAATGAACTTAAATTAGATGCTCAAGAAATTATATTGAGTGATTATAAATTAAAATTATTAAAAGTAATACAGACTAAAAGTAAAACACGAAAGGAAATATTTACAGAAATAAGACAAATACTGGCAGATGCAAAAGTTACAGATTTTGCAGATTTTTTCAGATTGTTATACGATGAAGTAGATACTTATGGGACGGGTCATATAGCAGAATGTATTTTGATTATCGCACGATATGAATCATCCGATACCCATGTAGTAGATAAAGAGATAAATGCAATGGCAATGTTAATAGAAATATTAGGAGTAATTACATAATGGAAGAAAAGTATTGGGGAGAGAAAAACTCTCCCGTTAAGAAAGCAGTTAATAATAAAGAAATTACAGAAAAACATATAGCAGTACATGAGAACAAGATTTATTATTATGCAGGAGTGAATAGAGAAAGTGCAGCAGAACTAAATAAAAAGATTGGTGAATTACAAGTAAGAAGTTTTACAATGGCAAATAACTTGGATGTAGAACCATATCCTATTCATCTACATATAAATTCGGGAGGCGGTTCCCTTATTTCAGGAATAGCATCAATGGATACAATACTGAGATGTAAAGTCCCAGTTTATACATATGTTGATGGATTTGCTGCAAGTGCAGCAACATTTCTTTCAATAGTGGGTAATAAGAGATTTATTAGTAGACATTCATATATGTTAATACATCAATTATCTTCAAACTTTTGGGGAAAATATTCAGAGTTTCAAGATGCAAAACAAAATTTAGATTTGATGATGGACACAATTAAAAATGTATATAAGAAATATACAAAAGTTCCAGTCAAAAAATTAAATGAAATATTAAAACATGATTTAATGTGGGATGCTGAAACGTGTTTGAAATACGGTTTAGTGGACGAAATCATTTAAACAAAACAACAGGAGAAACAAAATGGCAACAGTTAAAGAACTACACGCAAAAATCAAAGAACACTTTGAAGAATTTGATCTAAATCACGCAGTACATGCTGAAAAAGGTAACAAAGCAGCTGGTGGTAGAGCAAGAAAACATATTGGAGAGATAAAAAAACTGGTAACAGATTATCGTAAAGCTTCAATATCAGAATCGAAATAATAGGAGAAAAGTATGTGGAAACATATAGGTGATATACCAAACACAAGGGATGAACATATCACAAATTTAGAGGAACAATTTTTTGATTTATTTCCAGATTGTGAAGACAAAAATAAGGCACTCGGTTTATTTAATGAGATTGTTCAATATTTGATTGTACGAACTGATAATATTATGTCTGGAAGAGAATATAAAGATGGTGAACTAAAATGAGTACAAAACCTATGAAACCTTTATCTAAACCTAAACAAACTGTAGATTTATCTAAGGCAGATACTTTACAATGTGAGGAATGTGATAATTATTTGTTTATTACCTCATATGTGATTAAACGAGTTTCTGCAATTTTATCACCATCTGGACAAGAAGGATTAGTTCCAATTCAAGTTTATAGTTGTGGTAATTGTGGTACAGTTCCGAAAAAGTTATTAGAAGGTAGTGGACTTGAAACCTAAAGGTCTATTTGATCATCTTAATCATATAACAATAAATAAAACAAAAGATTATTGGATCACTTTAACAGAAACAGAGAAGAAACAATGGTCTAATTATATGATTAATCGTTTTCTCTCTATGAAAATGGAGTGGACTGATTTTGTTAATGAAATACAGAAATTAAAGCTTGACCCACGTCAGCTTTATGTTGTATATTCCAGTATATTACCGAAGGGTAAGCAGTATTTAAAATATATTAAGAAGAAAAAAGACCCTATTTATAATACACAAGTTGTTCAGAAAATTTCTGAATATTTCGAATGTAGTCAATCCGAATCGGAAGACTATTTAAAACTATTATCTAAAAAACAAATTAGAGAATTGGTATCTAAATACGGGTATACCGATAAAGAGTTAAAACAAATGGGAATATGATATGATAGTTCCAAATAATATATTAGATGATATGGAGAAAAAACACAAAATGAAAGTTATTAAAGAAGCAAGTACAAAAAAAGAAGTAAATTCTTATTTAACAGGTGACCATGGCGACATTGTGACACTGATGGAACAAGAATGGCCAGAGATGACCAAAGAATTTAAAAGATTACAACAAGAACAATATGTATTGTTCTGTCACAAACAACACGATTACGGTCCAGGTAACATAAGTGTTGGAACACAATTACAAACAAAGGATGAGATACATTTATCACTTACGGGTCTATGGTTTAGAATGAATGATAAGATTCAAAGATTAAAAACTTTATTGATGAGTGGTAAGAAAGCCGCAGTAAATGGTGAACCGATGGAAGATGCTTATCTTGATGTATCCAACTATGGAATTATGGCAACAATCGTAAAGAATGGCAAATGGGGCAAGTAGAAACTAAACAAGTTAATATAAGTTATTCTCAATATTCTATGTGGGCACAATGTCCGTATAGATGGAAATTAAATTACATTGATAGATTATCCAGCTTTACAGATAGTATTCATACTTTATTCGGTACAGCGATGCATGAAACTATGCAAACTTGGATACATTGTATTTATAATAAGACAGCTAAGTTAGCAAATGAATTAGATTTGGAAGATTTACTACTTTCTCGAATGAAGACACTTTACCACGAGAAAATGGAATTGGAGGGGGCAGAACATTTTACCACTCCCGAAGAATTAACAGAATTTTGGAAAGATGGATGTGCAATTTTAGATTTTCTTAAAAAACGTAGAGGTGATTATTTTTCTAAAAAGGGTTATGAACTATTAGGAATAGAAACTGAACTAAATTTTCCACTAAAAGATGGAATTATGTTTAGAGGATTTATAGATTTAGTTATTAAAAATAAAATAACTCAAAAAATAAAAATTATAGATATAAAGACTTCCACGATGGGTTGGAATAAGTGGATGAAAGCAGATAAGAATAAAACATCACAACTTTTGTTATATAAACAGTTTTATTCAAAGATGTATGATTATCCAATTGATAAGATTGATGTAGAATACTTTATCGTTAAACGTAGATTGTATGAAAATGTAGATTGGCCTCAAAAAAGAGTTCAATATTTTTCACCTGCAAGTGGTACACCATCTATGAATAAAGTAATACTTAATTTAAAGAATTTTGTTAAAGAGGGCTTTGTAAACGGAAAGCATAATACGGAACATACTTTTAAAAAGGAAGCGTCCAAGAAAAACTGTAGATGGTGTGAATTTAACCAGACGGAACATTGTGATGCGGGAGTGAAATAATGGGATTACAGAAAATTAGTTTAAGAATGTATCTACCACATTTATTGGAAAATAAAAAGACATTAGAATTTTTAACAGCCACCTACGAAGAATTAAAAAATCCAACAATTTTATATTTGTGGTATGATAAGAAAGAAGATAAAGTTGAACCAAAAAAACTTAAATCTTTTATAACTGCGTGGGAACGTAGGGATCATTATAGAACTTTTATACATACCAAATTGGTTTCAGGCCCTCAAAATTTTATATGGTTTGATATTGTGCCTGCTGGAATTAATACATCCGAGGTATCTGGTAGGTTTCAATATCATTATTATAATTCGGATAAATTGGTGGACGGTATTAAACAATTTAAAGAAATTGTAGATTTTTGTTCTCATAATAAACAAGTTAAAAAACAAAAAAGAACTGACTGAAAGTATAAATGAAGATAGGTATCGTAGGTAGTAGAGAATACGAGAATAAATTAAAAATAAAAGAATTTATTTTTCAATTGAAAGAAAAATTTGGAGATGAATTAGTAATAGTTAGTGGTGGTCAAAAAGAGGGGGCCGATGGTTACGCTAAGAAATTTTCACTTGGATTTGATGTAAAATACGCAGAATTTCCACCAGTACATTACTCATATAATCAACATTGTGTATTAAAGCGAGGAAGATATGGACAAAAATATTATGTAGGAAACTTTTTCGCGAGAAATAAACTGATAGCGGAATATAGTGAGATGGTGGTAGGTTTCATACCAGAAGGAGCTGTATCAAATGGTACAAGGCATACTTTAAGTGAGGCAGAGAAGTTAGGAAAACGAATATTAATAATTAATTAATGAGATAATATATATTTATATATATGAATATATTGGAAAGATGTTATGGATAAGTTACACTTAACATCGGTAAAGATATTGAAAAGTATCCATTTAAAATTTAAACGTAAATGTTTAGAAGATGAATTTACATTACAAAAATTTGTAAATAGGGCACTCGATATATATAACACCGATGAAGAATTTAAAGATAAAATAAAAAACTATGTGGATTTAGAAAAGTCAGGTAGCATGTTATGAATAAAAAGAAAATATTACTACTCTCAGACGATTTACGAATGTCGAGTGGAGTAGGTACAGTTTCGAAGGAATTTGTATTAGGTACAATTAATCATTACGATTGGGCCCAAATTGGTGGAGCTATAAAACATCCCGATGAAGGTAAAGCGGTGGATATGAAAGATGCTCTAAAAGAAGATTTTGGTATAGATGATGGTTATTTAAAGATATATCCTTCGAGTGGTTACGGTAACCCTGATATGTTAAGGTCAATTTTGAGATTGGAAAGGCCAGATGCTATAATGATTTATACAGATCCAAGATTTTGGATGTGGTTATATCAGATGGAAAGAGAGATTAGGTCACAGATACCTATTTTCTATTATAACATTTGGGATGATTTACCATATCCTATGTGGAATCAACCTTTTTATGAGAGTTGTGATCTACTTATGAATATTTCTAAACAAACGGTTAATATTGTAAAAAATGTAAGACAAAATAAACCAGTAGAAGATTGGCAATGTACATATGTTCCACACGGAATTAATTCAGACGATTTTAAACCAATAGATGATACTGATGCTAAGTTCGTACAGTTTAAAGATGAGTTATATCAAGATAAAGAATATTCTTTTATTGTTTATTTTAATAATAGAAATATTAGAAGGAAAAATCCTGGAGATGTTTTAATGGCATTTAAAACTTTTACAGATAAGTTATCTGAAGAAGAACGAGAGAAATGTGCATTAGTGATGCACACACATCCAGTAGATAATAATGGAACTGATTTACCTGCAGTGGCCGAAGCTTTGATGCCAGATTTAAATGTAATATTTTCTGGAGCAAAACTTGATACCGCCCAAATGAATTATTTGTATAATATAGCGGATGTTACTATTAATATCGCATCCAATGAAGGATTTGGTTTAGGAACGGCAGAATCAGTTATGGCAGGAACACCAATCATTGTAAATGTTACAGGTGGTATGCAAGACCAATGTGGATTTAGATACAAGGGTAAGTTATTAACCGCTAAAGATTATGAGTGGGTACATTCTTTACATAATAAAAAAGAATGGAAAGATAATCCTGATTTGACTTGGGGTGAATGGGTAAAACCTGTTTGGCCAGCATGTAGGTCATTACAAGGTTCAGTACCAACACCATATATCTTTGACGACAGAAGTGATTATGAGGATGCTGCAGATCAAATTCACGAGTGGTATAAAGTACCAACGGAAGAACGAGATAAGATGGCTTTAAAAGGCAGAGAATATATGTTGAGAGATGACACAAATCTTTCAGCTAAAGGAATGTGTAATAGATTCATAGAAGATATGGATACGGCATTCGAGAAATGGACACCAAGAAATAATTTTGATTTAGTAGAGGCGTAAATGAGTAATAAACCAAGAATGCTAGTTACAGCACCAGTTACAACACGAAGTGGTTATGGGGCACATGCAAGAGATATAGTTTTATCTTTATTAGATTTAGACAAATACGATGTTGCAGTTTATCCAGTTAGATGGGGAAATACGGCAATGGATTATTTGGATGAGACTGATAAACAACATAAACGAATATTAGATGTGTTGCTTTATGAGTTAAGTGAGAAAACATATCCACAACCAGATTATCATGTTCATATAGTAATTCCAAATGAATTTCAACAATGGGGAAAAACCTATAATATAGGAATTACTGCAGGTACAGAATTCACTGCAATTCCTGGAGAGTGGATTGATGGATTGAATAAAATGGATATGACTATTGTTCCTTCACATTTTACAAAAAATGTATGTATAAATACAAAGTTTGATAAATTAAATGATAAAACAAATGAAAAAATTGGTGAAGCAATGGTTGAAAAACCAATTGAAGTTTTGTTTGAGGGGTATGATGATAAGTTATATTCACCAACTAATATAATAAAAAGTGATTTAACTACTCAATTAAATACGATTAAAGAAGATTTTTGTTTTTTAGTATGTGGTCATTGGTTACAAGGTGAGTTTGGACATGATAGAAAAGATATTTCGAGTACGATTAAGTTATATTTTGATACATTTAAAAATGTTATTAAAAAACCAGCATTGATTTTAAAAACGAGTGGGGCAACTACTTCGGTGATGGATAGATATGATATTTTAAAGAAAATAAAACATATTAAAAAATCGTGTGGTGGAAATATTAAGACATTACCTAAAGTTTATCTTCTACATGGAGATTTAGCAGATGATCAAATGAATGAGTTGTATAATCATCCAAAGGTTAAGGCAATGGTAAGTTTAACTCACGGTGAAGGTTTTGGAAGACCGTTATTGGAATTCGCCACAACAGGAAAACCAATTATGGCATCCGATTGGAGTGGGCAGGTAGATTTTCTAAATAAAGGATATACTACTTTATTACCAGGAGATTTAAAAAATGTACCAAAGGATTCTTTTCCAAAAAATATTTATGTTAAAGAAGCTAAATGGTTCGTGGTTAATTACGGTGTTGTAAGAAGTATGTTAAAAAATATAACAAAAAATTATAAAAAGTTTAAGAAGAAAGCACTTAAACAACAACAGTTTGCTAAAAAGTTTACACGAGATAAGATGACAGAAAAGTTGGGAGAAATATTAGATGCTTATCTACCCATACCAGTAGAGGAAGTAGATATAAAATTACCAAAATTAAAAAAAGTTAATCTACCTAAATTGAAGAAGTTATAATGGAAGTAAATATAAAATGTCCCCATTGTTATTCTAAAAAAATGTGTTTTGAAACGAAAGTGGAAGACTATTCCAGTTTCTTATGTTTCAGATGTGGGTTTATGAGTGATACTCGATTAATTCCAGAATCAGAATTTTTAGAAAAACATTTAGATAACACACCATATTTAGTTGAATCCTTATCACATTATGATATCAATAGAAAAATATATTGGTATCCCTCAGTAATGAATATGGGAGCAAGAGGAGTAGTGTTTCCTATACGGGATAAAAAAACATATAAATGGAAAGCGTGTAAGTATATTGAGACCGATAAAGATAATTATAGTAAAGAGTTAGATGTAGAGAATGGAATGGAAGTTGAAAAATTTGATTTCCTTAAAACATTAGACTTTTTGGAAATAATAATTAATAAAAACTTTGGTTGAAATAAATGGCAAAAATATTAACAAGATGGAATCAAGTACGAGCAGGAGATATTATATCTTTCAGATATCTTTCAGGAACTACTAACAAAACTTTAACACATACTCTGTTGGTATTGTCTAAACCAGGACGGAAATCAGTAGGTAAAAGTGGAAAAAAGTATGTTGTTGGTTTAAAATTAGAAGAATCAAATAGACCAACAGTTGTAAATACTAAAATGATAACTGATGTACTTTTGAAATATGGTGAAGTTGTTGTGTTTGATGCTAAAAAGAAAATATTTAGATTGGAGTTTCATAAAAGGGCAAATAGAAGAAATTTGGAAGCCGTATATAATAAATTAAAAAATAAAATAAAGTCTTTAAACATATATAGAACTTATGATTTTGAAAAGGCACGGAAAAGCCAAGTATTTTTAGAATCGGTTAAGTTAGATAGAGAATTAAGTAAATTGTTATTGGAACAATATGAATGAGAATAAGTTATGCAATAACCGTTTGTAATGAAGAAACGGAGTTACAAAAATTAGTTACATTTTTATTAAAACACAAAGAGTTACAAGACGAAATAGTAATCACTTACGATTCTAAAAATGGTTCTAAAGGTGTTGAAGATTATCTAAGAACACATTCAGTAAATGGTGAGTTTAGTTGGCACCCATATGAGTTTGACGGTAATTTTTCAGACTTGAAAAATCATACCAAGAAACTGAGTAGTGGAGATTATATATTTCATTTAGATGCAGATGAAATTCCACATGAAGTATTGATGGAACAAATACATACAATTTTAGAGATGAATGATGTGGATTTGGTATGGATTCCACGAGTAAATACAGTCGATGGTATGACACAAGAACATATACAAAAATGGGGATGGAAAGTTACACAAAAAGGTTGGGTAAATTTTCCAGATTATCAGGCACGAGTATTTCGTAATGATGAAAAGATAAGGTGGACTAGAAAAGTACATGAGTATATTACTGGACATACCACACAAGCACATTTACCACCACACGAAGAATTGTCGTTATATCATCCAAAGACTATAAAAAAACAGGAAAAACAGAATGAGTTATACGAAAAAATCCAAACAACGTAAATTTTTACCAACATTAGGTGAATTAATAGATAGACTTAGCATACATCAGTTAAAGGAAGTATTTATACCAGAGAACAAAAAGAATTATGCTAAAGAGATGAGTGATATGGTTCACGACATTGATATGATTCTTAAAGAACACAACGGTGAAATAACAGGATCTGTTATTAGATCAATAGTTGTATTAGCACAAATGAATACTCACATTTGGCACAATGAATCTCAAGTTCGTAAAGGAACAAAAGGTTCAGATAATCTTATGTTAACTCATGGGTTAAATGGTATTAGGAATACTGCTATTAATAAAATAATGGAAGTAGTTGGTGGTAGGAAAGATTATAAGGTTGATTGTATTGCATCAGATTTTAAAGATTGGGATGTGAGCTGGTAAATGTTTAGGGAAACTCGTAAACGGTCATTAAGAAAATCTATTGGTTGGAGAGTTGTAGCTTTCAGTAATTCTTGGATGATATTAACATTAGGATTAACCGAAATACCATTATACAATGCCGTCATTATGAATGTGACAGGGATAGTATATTTTTATTTATATGAAAGAATGTGGAATAAATCTCAGAGTGGAAGGTATACTGAATGAGTAAGAATGTAGTTTTTATACCAAATATAGATTTAGGAGATGGTAGAAATAAATCATACAGTTATTCAATTAATAGTTGGAAACATTTCTGTGATAAGTATGATTGTGAATTAGTTGTATGGGAAGATTTATTATTGCCCGTAGAACAAATGAAAATAACTTGGCAACGATATTATATGTTTGATATATTAGAGGCAAATAATATTGACTATGACCAGATATTGATAGTAGATGCAGATACAATAGTTCACCCTGAGTGTCCTAACTTCTTTAATGAATCAGATGGTAAGTATAGTGCAGTTAGAAACAATGGTAGTTTTGAATGGGTGAGAAGGTCAATGGATGGATTTTCTAAGTTATTATTTCCAGGTGATATTCCGTTTAAGGTATGGGATTATATAAATTGCGGATTTCAGATTGTTAATAAAGACCACAAAGAATTTTTCGAATATGTGAGAAATTATTATTTAGAAAATAAACAACCTGTACAAAATGCAATAGCACAAGTTCGGGCAGGAACAGACCAAACAATAATTAATTACTTATTGAGATTTCAAAATATAGAAATAAATTATTTACCAATTTGTTATAACGTACAAGATTTACATTCTAAACAGTTATTATTTTTACATCCTAAAATGTGGTTTAAAGATGAATTAATATTTAAAAATTGTGGTTATGTATTTCATTTCAATGCAATACCACCAAACGAAATGGGTAGAGATGCCAATTATTGGATAAAGAGAACCTACGAGGAGTTTTATAAATGAAACTGTTAGAACAGAAAGTAGCATTCTTTTCAGAAACAGGTACAAATCAAAAGTATCCAAGGAATTTCCCTAATGCTAGAACAGAAGTAGCGTGGTGTTTGGCATTAGATGCTCCTATGTGTGCACTTGATGTATTACCAAGAGAAAAGTTTGATTTGGGTATTGTTATTATACCGAAGAATAATCCAAAGGTTAATTTAGATTTTATAAGAAAGTGTTGTGATAAAGTTGCAATAATGCAAGAAGGCCCACATTGGTATTTTCAAGACTACGATATAGATAAACAGTTTCATTATTATAATACGTTGAGGTCGGCAGATTGGGTGTATTGTCATAATGAATCTGATGTGAAATATTATAGAGGATTAGGTTGTGAAGATGTAAGAGTGATGAGAAGCTTAATGATACCAGAAGATATCTTACCAAGAAGTGAATGGGGAGATGCCACTATTATAGGTGGTAACTTTGTTAGTTGGTATGGTGGATTTGATTCTTATATTGTGGCGAGAGAAACAGATGCTACGATTTATGCACCATCAATGGGTAGAAAACAAAAACAAGAAGATGCAATCGAAGATATTCAGTATTTACCATATATGACTTGGAGAGAGTGGATTAATAATTTATCACAATATAATATAGGAGTTCATTTAATGAGAACTCACGCGGCAGGAACATTTGCTATGAATTGTGCATTTCATTCAATACCTTGTATTGGTTATAGAGGATTAGACACACAAGAAAATTGTCATCCTAATTTGACAGTAGATGTAGGAGACTTAGAAACTGCAGTTAGAAAAGCACAGTTACTAAAAGAAGATATGGGTTATTATGATGAGTGTTCTCTTCAGGCACAAAAAGGATTTAGTGAGTATTATACAGAATATAAGTGGTTAGAGAATTGGAATAAACAATGGACAGAGTAATAAGTTTTATTATTCCAAGTAGGAATAATCTAAAATATCTAAAACAAGCATATGAAAGTATTCGTAAGAACTCGTCAGTAGAACACGAGATATGTATTGCTGATGATTTCTCTGATGATGGTACAATGGAACAAGTATTGGTTTGGATGAAACGAGATAAGAATATCAAGTTTCATAGAAATCATGGGCCTACAAGATTAGGACACACAATACTATATGATACATTGATTAATGATTATGCCACACACGATGTAGTTATGATATTTCACGCCGATATGTATTTATGTCCTAAATCAGATGAAGCAATATATAAACATTTAGAACCAGGTAAGGTAGTTTCTCTTACAAGAATAGAACCACCTCTACATCCTGATGGGCCCGAAAAGGTATTAGAAGATTTTGGTATAGAACCTGAAGAATTTGATGAGGAAGCGTTATTAAAAAAAGTTACTACACTTCAATTAATGCATGGAACAGATTATAATTTCGCTAAGTTTACCGAAGGTATATTTGCACCTTGGGCAATATACAAAAAAGATTTTCAATCTATAGGTGGCCACGACCCATTATACGCCCCACAATCTAAAGAAGATTCAGATATCTTTAATAGATTTGTATTAGCAGGATATGAATTGATTCAAACTTGGGAAGGTTTTGTATATCATATGACTTGTAGAGGTTCAAGATTTAAGGACGGAGCACTTCGAAATCCCGCGGGACAAGTGTTTATGAAAGGCAGGGAATCGAGTGAGTGGTTAGAACAAAACCTTCGTAGCACCCGTAATTTCATACGCAAATGGGGACATATGGTACGACACGACGAAATGATGAAACCAATCATTCCACCAAAATATGATATAGGATTTGTGGTTCATAATTGTAATACTCAAATGTTAAAAGAATTAGAGCCGTGGTGTTCAGACATATACGGTGATTGGGTAGGGCATAAAGGATATGGAGTAAATGGTTATATAAAAGAAGAACAACCAAATACTCAATTTGATTTAAGTAAAAAAATTCATTCACAACACATAGAACCTAAAAATGATGTGGTGATTGAGTTAGATTGTAACCTTTTAACATCACAGAATTTTCAGATATTAGTGAACTTATCAGATATACTTAAAGATTCAGGTGAAGTGGGAGAGTTGCAATTAGAAATTTTTAAGTTTAAGATTAAAAAATTAGAGGATTATTCTAAGGATTTAATTAATGTTATTTAATAGAATTTTTGATAATAAATTACACGTAGTAGGTGAAGTAGATAATTTAGGTTTTGATAATACAGAAGGATTAAGAATTCCAGATGAATATTTAGAAAATGAAGAATTTGTTATATGTAGAGGTGCTCAAGGAATTGGTGATTGGGGAGTAATATCTGCACTACCTCGTATATTGAACGGGAAGTATCCAAATTCCAAGGTAAAAATACCATCAAGTAAAATGATTAAAAATTTATTTGGAGTGGAGTCAAACATTTCAAAATTGATATTTGATAACAATCCATATGTGGATGAGTTTGTTGATGAAATAGATGGTGAGGTATTTCACGACCATTATAGAATATATGATAAAGACAATACTGATATACCACTTATTAAACAAATGTTAAAGTTTTGGCAGTTTGAAGAAAATGAAATGGAAGACTGTAGACCAGAAATGTATTGGAGTGATGAGGAAAAAGAGTTAGGTGATGGAATTATAAAACAGGTTGTGGGTGATGAAGATTTTGGTGGATTATTAGTATCTGATAGATTTGGAACACAATATGGAAACCCCGATGAAAAAACCTTAAAGAATGAAACTACAAAGATAATAAAAGTTTTAAAAGAAAATCCATTACCATATTTTTATTGGACATATAAACCCATTGGAGAAACACCATTCTTTTTTCCAAAATTAGCTTTAGATATGAGAAATATAGATTTGAGAATACAATTGTATATTAGGTCAAAGGCAAAGTTAAATGTAGGTAATCAATGTGGTACTTTACAAACCATAAGTAGATATTCTAAACTATATACAGTTCAACGACAGTTTCCAATTGCTCACAATTATGTAGATGGAGAGTTTTATTTATGAGTA